TTACGGTCAGCCAGAATTGAGTCTTTGATAATTTAGTCATTTTACCCCCCTTGAAGTTAAATAATCAAAACGTCCGCCATCATAATCGTCTGGCTCGTCCAAAACGTGCAGCTCAAACTCTGAAAGCGTTCCCATTGGATCGCAGTCGAAGTCGGTAATGACCTCGAGCAATTCCATGTGCAGATGTTCTGCAATCTCTGGGCGGTTTCTTATATATTGGCCGTGGCCGCTCTTAAGCTTTAATTCCTCAATCCAATCTTTGTGGATGGCATTGATAGCTACCAGCGCGTCAATCGCAGCTTGGGCTAGTTCGTTAATGTTGGTGCTCATGCTGCTACCACCCGCATATCTGCCCAAATCTTCTTGGCAACGTAATCTTGGCAGAGAACTTTCTGAGCATCCTTGCGGGTGCTAAACCGTTGTTCGCTGTAGTCAATCATGTTGCCGTTGCTGCGGATTTGAATCTTAAACATAATCAGTCTCCTTAATGGCGGGATTATTCCCTTGCTGATACCCTCTTATAAAAGCGTATTTTACAAATGAAAAGCGTTTTTTTCATATTAAGCAAAAAAAATGGCGGGAAGCGCATTGCCACCCGCCATCTCTTATAGCCAGGAGTGTTGTAGAAGCGCGTATTGCCAGCCATATTTCTTAGCTATTCCGACAAATGATTCCTTTGAAAGCACATGCTGACCAGCTTGAAGCTGCGCCTTTAGTAGCTGTCGGCTACTTTCGGCAATGCGTTTATGGATCTCAGCGTTCTTAGCCTCTAGATAATCAGAAGGTGGAAGAATGTTTCTGGAGCGTGTCGGCAGTTCGTTGCGAGTTTTAATTGACATGGCTGCATCCTCAAAATGGAACTGAGTCCTCTAGATCATCATCATACGTTGTATGCTGATTCTGGCTTACTGGTGCTGATGCTCCAGCTTCAGATCTAGGCGCAGTGTCGATGCTGCCAACCCGCACATTAAACTGTGGCTTGCCTTCGTATTCATCATGCGTCAGGTCACCAGTGATAAACACCTTGGTTCCTTTCTTTATACTGCCAGAGAATGATTCTGCCGCTTTTCCCCACAAGCTGCATCGATACCAAACGCTGCCAGCATCTTTGCCGAATCCGTTCTTAACGCCAACATTAAAGCTGAGAACTTGGCTATCGCGCACTGTGCGTAGCTCCGCATCCTTGCCTACGTTTCCTGATATTATAATTTGCTGTGTCATGGCTTAACCTCCCAATGCGTTCATGTATGTTTCAAGCAGGACTTCGTATTCTGCTCGTTCGTTCTTTTCCATCTTGCGAAGGCGGATCACAGCGCGAAGGATTTTAACATCGTATCCGTGAGACTTTGCCTCGCTGTAAATTTCCCTAATGCTGTCAGAGATAGTTTTCTTTTCTTCTTCCTGGCGTTCAATGCGCTCGATCAAAAGGCGCAGCATATCATCATTCGTATCAGTCATATTCTTCACTCCATTTAATATTGTGTTTGCTTCCGTATGCGTAAATAAACTCGATTAAATCTCCCATTTGTCCCTTGGTAAGCCTGGACGATCTGAAGCCAATCGGAAATGGCCTGTCATCCAACCCATGCTCAAATTGCACCTCATGTCCGCAAGCAGCCATAAAGATTGCTTTCCAAACTTCAGGAACATGGGTTCGACCTTCTGGCTTCTGTCGGCTAACGTCTGAAATCATTGCCCACATCTTATTGTTCTGATCCAGTGAGCGTTCCTCTGGTGATATTTTAACCACCGCATTGATTGGCGCTTTGTCGATTAGCTGGTGCGCCAACCTTCTTTGATGCTCACCGCGAAGCCAAACAGTTTGCGTCATTGGCTTTGAGCCTCCTTAATCTCACGCGCCTTTGGGCTGGCTTTGCAGAAGGCTTCAATCAAAGCCTCTACGTCAATGCCCTTCCAGAACGTCTGCTCACCAACTGTATGCTGCTGGCTGTGATGTTCGCGGCATAATGGAACTACTCGCCAATCATCTGGCTTTTGCCCCATCCCTGCACCGCTACCATTACGAACATGGGCGCATTCGATTGGCATACCTTGGCAACCATCTCTGGCGCAATGGAACGATCGAATGAAGTTTAGATGCCCCTGTGATCGCCACCGCGATGAGCGCTTTGGCTTCTTGGCAATGCGATTAGGCAGCATTTTCTTTTTCCTGTTTTGCCAACCTAGCTTTTCGAGCCGCTTCTAATTTTGCATAATAATTTACTGCCATATCATCAAATGCTAACATGAATATGTCCTGCATATCGCTTAACAAATCATAATCAAGCACGGCTGCTTCTTGTATCATTTCATCAATTATGACCCGTGACCCTGGTGTCAAATCTGCCTCGCCATTATATATGTCTAAGCTTATTGTGATGTATTGGCGCATGACTCTACCTCCAAGCTATATTCAGCGATGTAAGATGATTCGCCCCAGCGATTAACCACCTCAACCTTTTTGGTTTTAATCTTATGCCCAGCCTTTCGCAGATCATTAATCCTCGATGCCAAGCGATAAACCCCTAGCTCATGCAATGCTACCATTGGACGAATTGGCCCAACTGCTAACAGATGATCGTATATTCTTTCGTTCTGTGTCATTTTGATTCTCCCAACTCTAATAACGCCTTTACGTCTACGTCAACTTCCACAAGGAATGCTGCAACCTCTGATTCCAGAATTGCAAGCATATCATTGTCACGTTCGATCCGCTGGATGTAGAGCATTAGATTGTCTGGCATCCGTGGATCAAAGCTTACAAAATCGCACCACTGCCGATCAGCGCAAGCCATCTGCCATTGCATTTGGAGTATATATTTGTGTGCGATTTGATTGTTTTTGAGCACTTCTATGTGTGTGCTACTGTTTGGGCACTTGATCTCTATGCACCCATCATCCCCTACAAGCCCGTCAGGGCTGGCGTGGGAGCCTATAATGGTAGGATGCTTATATAGCCCTACCTCAAGCACATCATTGCCTGTAACGAAGCTATAGGCGGTTCTGGCTTCTTCTTCTTTCTCAACGCCCCAGATCATAGCGGCGCTGCTAAAGCTTTCCTCCTGCCGACCCGTAAGCCGTTCGATAACAAGCTTGGCTTGCAAGTTAGAGCGAGATGCTCCCCAGCCTGATTTGGTCTTAGCTAGTGCGTCTGCCAGTTGGGAAGCACCAAGGCTCCCACAACGTGCTGCAAACCATTCTGGGCTGCGTTGGATGATTGCTGCGTCTGTCATGCCAGCTTCTTTTCTAATGCAGCCTTGACAGCATCGAAGCGGCTGTCCTGCAATTCTTTGAGTGCGTTGATTTTGTAATGCTTGCATAGCAAAGCCATGTCGGTTTTGGTTTCGTCTACCAAGGCTTGCAATTCCGCAAACTGCTTATCGCTAATAAACTTCACCCGTGGCGCTGGCTCACTCTTGCCTGTGGTGGCATCCAGTGCGTCATGCTCGACAATGCAAAGGGCTGCTGTCCAGAGGTAGCGGGTAGAGTAAGTCTCACACGCGCCAATGTTCTGAATCTCGTGACAGCCTTTAAGATTGGCTGAACCCATTGGGCTGTGAATAATAATCTGTGATCCATCCTCTACATCGACGATGCTCATAGAAGCGAACTTTTCAGCAAAGCTGATAACCGCGCAAAGCCCAACATCGTTAAAGATTCGCAGGGCTGGAACGAGGAAGTCGCCAAGCTCGAAGTATTTATATCCAGCGAAAGTATTCTGGCCAGACTTCTTCAGCGGCAATTCGTGAAAAGCAATCCGTGCTTCATTAAGTTTTTTGTGAACTGGCATTGATATTCTCCTTATGCAAAACGTGGAAATTTATAGCGGATTGGTTCTGCTGACCAATTCCGAATCGTCATAACGTCACCAATAAGCTCGGCTAGGTGTTCGCCATAGTTTGCGTGGCAAGCGCCAGCATTGATTGCCATCTCAACAAAGTCGCATGGCAAGCATTCAAATGTGTCGGTCATGGTGTGACCACAGACTGTGCATTTTTCTTTCGGCATGGTTGCTTCCTTTTTATTTTGTAAATACCTTGTAAACATCATGAACGGGAATTAAAAGCGTTTTTTATCGCAAATCGAAAGAAAAGTTAAATGGACTATACCGCACACGCAATTGCAGAGCTTTACGCTGTGGCAAAGCATCACAATATCAAGGCTTATGAGATCGCCAACGAAGCTGGCATCACTCGCGTCACGCTGTCTAACTGGAAAAACAAACGCAGCGAACCAATGCTAGGCGCATACCTGGCAGCGTTTCATGCACTCGAGCGCATAATTGCAGCCAGGGCGGTTGATTGAACATGAAGCGATTCGGCAAATACCGCGCTGTCAAAGCACAATGTGGCGCTGGTCACACGCATGATAGTAAGCGTGAAGCCGTGCGCTGCAACGAGCTACACATATTGCAAGCGGCTGGGGAGATCAGCGACCTGACAATCCACCCGCAATACTGGTTCGTGATTAATGGTCGCCAGCTAAAGCATCCCAATGGTAGGCGCGTTGGCTACAAGTCGGATTTTGAATATGTCGAAAACGGAATGCTGGTGACGGAAGATGTTAAGGGAGTCGTTGTCAGGGATTGGCCCCTGCGCCGCGCTGTCTTTGTTGCGCTGTTCCCTAACTACCATTTGCGGGAAACCAAATAAAAATGGGTGACCGAAGCCACCCAAGGTTGTTTTGGTAAGGAGCACCAAGCGGCGGATAATAGGGGAAAACTGTGTGCTGGTCAATGATGTATAAATTCGCTTTTATAAATCACGGAATGCGGTTATATAAGAGCGAGCGGGGAGTGCCCAAGAGAGGAAAGGCACTCAACCCGCTCTAACAACGCCTAGATCAAGGAGGCATCGCTGTAATGAGTAATACACGCCACAGAACCATCGTGCAAGGGGCTTTACAATGAGCGCCCATAGCTTCGATCCAGACATCGCCGCACGGGTAGGCTGCAACGCTGCCGTGATTTATCAGAACCTTTTTTATTGGGCTGAGAAGAATGCTGCCAATGGACGCCATTTTTATGAAGGGCGTTGGTGGACGTATAACAGCGTATCCGCATTTTCAGAACTATTCCCATATCTAACTGGCAAGCAAATACGGACTGCATTAGACAAGCTTGAAAGCGATGGTTTGATTGTAAGCGGATGCTTCAACAAATCAGCATATGATCGGACAAAATGGTATTCACCGACTTGCCTCAAAGCGGAAACCCATTTGCCCAAAAAGACAAATGAAAATGCCCAGAAGGGCGAACCTATACCAGATATAAACACAAATCATAAACCATATGTAATTATAGAGGGCTATCCAGTCTGGTTGCCGATTGATTCCTGGAAGGGTTGGGTGGAGATGCGGAAGCAACGCAAGCGCCCATTGACCGATAGAGCAAAAGCAAGGGCGTTCACCAAGCTGGAGGCTTTGCACAGGGCAGGACACGACATTAACGAATTGCTAGACCGTTCGACAATTAACGGCTGGCTTGATATATACGAACCGAAAGGCGCGACCAATGCAGGAAATAGCAAACACGCAGCAGAACCAACCAACCCAATGGTCAGAGCAGTCATTGCCAGCCAAGCTAGACGAGCTGCTGATGGGGAGCGACCTACCGACGATTGGGCCTAAGTCTGCGGAGACCCTGCAACAGTTTGTGGATGCGCCAAGGCCACCAATGCCAGAGCGCGAACAGGTGGAGGTCATGATCGCCAAGCTATCATTAGCCACAGCCAGCCAGAAGCGCAGTCAGGAAGAAGAAGCAGAGCGCCTGGAGCTATATTGGCTGACGTTGCGAATTTATCCCTTGGTCGATCTGCGAAGCGCGTTCCTAAAGCTACTGCGAACGTGCAAGTTCATGCCAACGCCAGCGGAGATAGATTCGGTGGTTCAGAACGAAGGCTATGATCGCAGACGCAAGATCAATCGCGCCAAGCATCTTTTGATGATTCACTATCGAGATTATGAGCCGCCCCAGGAATATGTCACAGCCCTAGAGCTTGAAGATTTAAGAAAGAACCTAGAAATTGGCACAGCCCACAAATAGCGCAGCCACCAGCTTGATGTGCGACCTGGCTAAGTATCAGGCGGGAAGTATATCACTGAATGATATACGTCAGAACTGGGCGAATCGTAAGTATGAAGGCGCTCCCAGGGAATGGGCTATCGAAGCGATTGCACACGCAAAACGACAAAAATAAAAATTAATTGAAAAAAACGCTTTTCTTTATAAAATACCACTATTATAGAATGGCTATCAGCAAGGGAATCTTTCCCGCCAACAAGGAGACTGATTATGATTACGCTTACACCAGCTTCAAAAAGCCTTTTTATTAGTTTTGCAGAAGATGCCGACAACTGGAACGGGGAGCCATTGCTTGATATTAGCGCAGCACAGCGCGGCAACCTAACCGACCTGAAAAAACATGGCTTACTTACAACTTTCCGCGACGAAGGTTGTGACTGGGTAATTTTTACAGATGCTGGCAGGGAATTTGCAGCAGCAAACGGCATCGAGTATTTCCAAATCTAACTTAACGGGGGCTTCGGCCCCCACCCGCCAGAGGCCAAGCCTCGCCAACACGGAGACTTAAAATGGCATTTATTACACAAGCAATAGAAACCAAATATCTACGCGCAACAAATGTTCGTGGCAGTAGCATTAAAGCAACCGCATACGGCGGCAGCATTACAATTGGTTACGACCACGCATTAAACACGAACGGAGCGCACAAGGCTGCTGCTGATGCTTTAATTGCTAAGATGGGTTGGACTGGCACATTTACACAGGGCGGAAACGCTAAAGGAAATGGCCACGTATTTGTAAATGTGGAGGGCGCATAACATGGTTTTAACAGCACACAATCAAAAATCTTGGATGGAAACAATTTGGACCGCGCTAGAAATGGTTAGAGAGGATTGTATACCAGAGGGTGAGCCAATGTATGACGAGCAATGGGGCGATATTTGCACTGCTATGGCATGGATTAGTGAAGCGCTTAACATCGAAACTACGGAGTTAGAGGATGAGTTTACATGACACCATCTAAACTTAAATTAGCTAGAGTAGCTATGGGCTACAGTGTAACAGAGATGGCTGACGCTTTACGCCTATCACCAGACAACGGCGCAACAAGCATACGCAAGATGGAATCTGGCAAGGTGCGTATCAGTGGGCCTATAATGGTTGCAGTCGATGCAATGCTAAAGGGCTATGATCCATTTGAAGATGATTATGACTCAGAATAGTTACCAGATAGGTGGAGACCACTACGCATCTAAAGCTGTGCAGCCCTGGGACGTAATGGAATCATGGATGTCAACAGAGGCATTTTCAGGATTTTTGCTAGGTAATTGCATAAAGTATTTATCACGCTATCGTGACAAGAACGGTGTGCAGGACTTAGAGAAGTGTAAGCATTATCTCTGGAAGCTTATTGAGATAGAAGGCAAGAGAAAGATTATGGCTGAAAACATTGTGCAATTTCAAGCTGGCCGTGAGGCTGCAATGTGTGGACTAACACGGGACGTTAGACGCAGCAAAGATTGGCTTGAAGGTTATGACCAAGTAAAGGCTGAAAGCAATGATTGAAACGCCCAAGATAGAGCAAGTCAGCGTCGAGAAGCTTATTCCCTATGCAGCCAACAGCAGAACGCATAGCGATGCTCAGGTAGCGCAAATAGCGGCAAGCATCAAAGAGTTTGGATGGACGAACCCAATTCTCATTGATGGCGACAACACCATCATTGCTGGACATGGGCGCTTGCTGGCAGCGCGAAAGCTTGGCATGGATGAAGTGCCAGCGATTGTCCTTGACCACCTGAGCAAAGCGCAGCAACGCGCCCTAGTGATAGCCGATAACCAGCTTGCCTTAAATGCAGGGTGGGACATGAATTTGCTGAAGGCAGAGATTGAAGACCTCGACCTAGAAAACTTTAACCTAGACATATTAGGATTTGATGAGGACTTTTTAGATGGATTGCTAGAGACAAAGCCATCTGGAGATGCAGACAATCCTTACACTGACAAAGTTAAAATACCGACTTACGAACCGCAAGGTGAAAAGCCATCGGTAGAAGAATTGTATGACAATACGAAAGCGGTTGATTTGATTGCTGCTATTAAGGCCAGCAACGTTAGCGAAGAAGAAAAGCATTTTTTAATGGCGGCAGCTTCGCGTCATATCGTTTTTGATTATGCAAAAGTCGCTAATTTTTACGCTCACTCGTCGGCAGACTGTCAAGAGCTTATGGAGAATAGCGCGTTGGTTATCATCGACTTTGATAAAGCGATAACAAATGGCTTTGCCAAGCTAACGGATGAAATTAGCAATATGTTCCCATCTGGTGAAGATGACGAGGATGAATAACGACTACACCTTTGTCCGTCATGGGCAGACATATTGGAATAAGAATGGGATAATGCACGGGCAGTATGACATCCCCCTAAATTACACTGGCGTAAAGCAAGCGGCAAAAATTTCTAATGAACTAAAGAATGAATTTTTTGACCTGTGTTTATGCTCTCCGCTGCAACGAGCTAAGTCAACCGCCTTCAGTATATTGCGCTACCATAAAAATACGCAAATCCTGTATGATGATAGGCTAAAGGAACTAAGCAAGGGATTGCTAGAAGGTAAACATTTAAACAGTGAAAAGCTGCTAAAAAATGAAGACATTAATTTGCTTAAAAAATTCAATATCGAAAGTAAGGTTGAATTCTATGAGAGAGTAAAGCAGTTTGTAGACGAAACTGAAAAGAAATATAAAAATAAGAAAATTTTGATAGTGTCTCACAGCGGCACTATTAAAATGCTATTTTTTGCTTTTGATTTTCCAAAGGCTCCGCTTCATAAAGCTTACTATGGTTTGCATATAAAGAACTGCAAAGCGTATAAGGTTGGTTCAATACATTTAGAAAGTAAGAAAATGAAAATTGGTTTCTTCCCGATGGTCGCAGACATTCTACATTCCGGCCATGTCTTATCCCTTGAGGAAGCTAAGAAGCATTGCGACTTTTTGATTGTAGGCTTGCATTGTGCGCCTAGCTATAAAAGCCCACAGCAATCAATATATGAACGCTATATGCAACTAAGGGCTGTAAAGTGGGTAGATGAAGTCATCCCTTATGAGAACATTGAAAAGGATAAGGACATTTTTGTGTCTTTAGATTATGATGTCTACTTTCTTGGCGAAGACCACAAAAGCGATGACTGGGAGCTAAAGGACAAAATCGAGGAGATGGACAAGGAGATTGTCTATCTGAAGCGGAAGCACAATTACAGCAGCCGGAAAATTAAAAATGAGTGCAAATAAAAATATTGCCGTTTTTATCCTTTCGCATGGAAGGCCGGATAACGTCATCACATATAAGACGTTGCGTAACTGTGGTTACACGGGCAAAATTTTCATCATCGTGGATGACGAGGACAAGACGCTAAGCCAATACAAATCCAAGTATAAGGACGAGGTTATTGTCTTTAGCAAAAAAGATTATGAGCAAAAATTCGACATAATGGATAACTTCGATGGCAACAAAGTCATCGTTTATGCGCGTAATGCCTGTTACGACATAGCGCGAGAATTAGGACTAGATTACTTCTTTGAGTATGAGGACGACTATACAGCTTTTCGTTATCGCTGGGCTAAAGGCAAAACGTTAAAAAGTAGGCCGGCTAATAAGCTGGATAGCATACTTGAATTGATGATTAAATGCTTAGATGAAACAAAGGCTGCAACCATCGCGTTCGCTCAAGGTGGCGAGATGATGGGTGGGGTAAACGCTCTATACACAATCGAATATAAGCGAAAGGCAATGAACAGCTTTGTCTTTAAGGTTAATGAAAACCCTGCGGATGATGTATTATTCATAGGTAGGATGAATGACGATGTGAACACATATTTGTCACAGGGTAAGATAGGTAAGCTATTTTTTCAAATTGCTACGGTCAACGTCGTCCAGCTTCAGACGCAATCCAATGCAGGTGGCAACACGGAAGCTTACAAAGCCTACGGGACATACGTTAAATCATTTTATAGCGTTATAGCCGCTCCAGATTGTTGTAAGATTGCCTATATGGGAACAAGCCACAGGCGACTGCATCATAAAATAAACTGGAACCATGCAGTGCCTATGATTTTAGACGAGAAGTATCGCAAACCAAGGTATGCAGAATGACAAATATTAAACTAACCGCAAAGCAAGAAGCTTTCGCTCAAGCAATAGCAGATGGGCTAGGCCAAGCAGACGCATATCGCGTGGCTTATGACGCCGAAGGGATGGCAGACAGCACTATTTATCCCAAGGCATCGCGCATGCTTAACGAGGGCAAGGTTAGGGCAAGAGTCGATGAATTAAAAGCTATGGTTGTTGAGAAGCAACTATGGACACGAGAAATGTCTGTCAAAGGGTTGATACAAGCGTATCGGATCGCCCAGGATGCAAAGACTTCAACAGGCATGACAGCAGCCGTTAAAGAGCTAAACGTAATGCACGGCTTCAACGAGCCGACTAAGCTGAGTATCACAGGCAATATGGTTACACGCATCGTGCGCGAAGTGACTGATGACAACGCTGAAGATTAAAACACCGCGCTGGTTCAAGCCATTCCTAAAGCCAAGCCGCTATAAAGGCGCTCATGGTGGCCGTGGATCAGGCAAGAGCCATGCCTTTGCGGAAATGGTTATTGAAGCGCACGTAATGGATCAGCGGCGCAGGACAGTTTGTGTTCGTGAGATTCAAAAGTCCTTGGCGCAGTCGGTCAAGCGTTTGCTGGAGCTTAAGATCGAACAGCTTGGTGTTGAGGATTATTTCGAGGTTCAGGAAAGCCAAATCAAGTCACGGCATGGAGATGGCTTAATCATATTCCAGGGTATGCAGAACCACACAGCCGATTCAATTAAGTCGCTTGAAGGTTATGACTGCGCGTGGGTTGAGGAATCGCAGACGCTATCACAACGCTCGCTCGACCTATTGCGTCCGACAATCCGTAAGCCAGACAGCGAACTATGGTTCACATGGAATCCGCTTAATAGCACCGACCCGATTGATATGCTGCTGCGAGGCCCAAGCCCACCGCCTGACGCTGTGGTTGCACAGGTAAACTATCGAGACAACCCTTGGTTCCCTGATGTGCTTAAAGGCGAAATGGAATACGATAGGGATCGTGACCCTGACAAATACAAGCACGTTTGGCTGGGTAACTATTCATCGAACAGTGAGGCGCGTGTATTCCGTAACTGGAAGGTAGAGGACTTTGAAACGCCAGAGGACGCAACGCATCGCTTTGGTGCTGACTGGGGCTTTGCATCTGACCCGACAGTCTTAATCCGTTGCCATGTTGTTGGCCGCACAATCTATGTTGATCATGAAGCGTATCGAGTAGGCTGTGAGATTATGGATACACCAGACCTGTTCTTTACTGTGCCTGACTCTGAGAAGTGGCCCATCGTTGCTGACAGCGCCAGACCTGAAACCATTAGCCACATGAGAAAGCACGGCTTCCCTAAGATCATGGCAGCAGTCAAAGGGCCTAAGTCTGTAGAGGAAGGCGTTGAATGGTTGAAGTCATATGACATCATTGTCCACCCTCGCTGCCAACACACGATCGACGAATTAACGTGCTATAGTTATAAAACTGACCCCTTGACAGGACAAATCTTGCCAATCCTTGCGGATCGTGATAATCACCTTATAGACGCGCTACGTTATGCGTGCGAGGCCATACGTCGAGCAGTCCCTGCAAAGACTTTCGATGTGCAACCTTTGGCAACTGTGAGTAGGTGGTAAATGGCTCGATTGAATAAAGAACAACGGTTCCAGAACATCCATCAACAGGCGATGACGGAGTTCGACCGTGTTCAAACATCTGTGCGTGATGAACGCTTGCAGTGCTTACAAGATCGACGCTTCTACTCCATAGCTGGAGCGCAGTGGGAAGGCCCACTAGGTGACCAATACGAAAACAAACCACGCTTTGAGGTAAACAAGATTCACCTTAGCGTCATTCGTATCATCAACGAATATCGTAACAACCGCATCGCTGTAGACTTTGTTAGCAAAGATGGCGAAGCGAACGACAAGCTAACTGAAACGTGCAACGGTCTTTATCGTGCAGACGAACGGGACAGCGGCGCAGAAGAAGCATACGACAACGCTTTTGAAGAAGCAGTCGGCGGTGGCTATGGCGCATGGCGTTTACGCACTGCGTATGAAGATGAAGAAAACGATGAGGACGAACGTCAGCGCATCCGCATAGAACCAATCTATGATGCTGATAGCTCCGTGTTCTTCGACCTTGATGCAAAGCGCCAGGACAAGGCTGACGCTAAGTATTGTTTCGTGCTGTATTCCATGACCTATGAGGCTTACAAGGCTGAATGGAATGATGACCCAGCTACATGGCCCAAAGTAATCCATCAATACGAGTTTGATTGGGATACGCCTGACGTTGTGTTCGTTGCTGAATACTATCGCGTTGAAGAAGTGCGTGAGACAGTCCGCATCTTCTTGACGATTCAAGGCGAAGAAGAACGCTATATGCAAGCAGACTTCGACGCAGACGAAACGCTAGAGGAAACACTAGCCGCTGTTGGAACTGTAGAAGTACGCCAGAAGCGTACTAAGCGTAAGCGCGTCCGCAAGTATATCATGAGCGGTGGCGGCATCCTCGACGATATGGGTTATATCGCTGGCAAGAACATTCCGATTGTTCCTGTCTACGGCAAGCGTTGGTTCGTCGATAATGTCGAGCGTTGCATGGGCCATGTTCGTTTAGCCAAAGACCCACAGCGCCTGAAGAACATGCAGCTATCGAAGCTGGGTGAGATCAGTGCGCTTTCATCTATTGAAAAGCCCATCTTGATGCCAGAGCAAGTCTCAGGCCATCAGGTAATGTGGGCAGAGGATAACCTTCGCAATTATCCCTATCTGTTAATCAATCCAATCACAGGGCCAAACGGCGAGACTACTGCTGCTGGCCCAGTTGCTTACACCAAGTCCGCACAGATTCCACCAGCGATGGCAGCACTACTTGCTCTGACTGAGCAGGACATGGCTGAGATACTGGGAAGCAGCCAGCAAGCCGACAAGATGGTCAGCGGTATCAGCGGCAAGGCTGTAGAGCTAATCCAGACCCGCTTAGATATGCAGACGTTCATTTACATGAGCAACATGGCAAAGGCTGTGCGGCGCTGTGGTGAGATATGGCTATCAATGTCGAAAGACATCTACGTTGAAGAAAAGCGTAAGATGAAAACCGTCGGCGCTATGGAAGAAGTCGGTTCGATTGAACTGATGAAGCCACAGATTGACGAAGAAACAGGCGAACTCATTTATGAGAACAACCTGGGCGATGCCTTGTTCGACGTTGCAGTAGACGTTGGCCCATCGTCGAGCAGCCGCCGTGACGCAACAGTGCGTGCGCTTACAGGCATGATGCAAGTTACCACCGATCCGACAACCCAACAGGTTCTGCAAGCTATGGCTATCATGAACATGGAAGGTGAAGGCATTGGTGACATCAAGGAATACTTCCGCAAGCAGCTAGTCCAGATGGGCGTTCTGAAGCCAACGGAAGAAGAACAGCAGCAGATGATGGAAGCACAAGCAAACGTGCAACCTGATCCACAGACTGCTTACCTGATGGCTGAAGCTGCAAAGGCCCAGGCACTGGCTATCAAGGCACAGGCTGACACTGAACTTACCTTGGCGCGTTCTGAAGAAACGAAGGCCAAGACAATTCAAACGCTATCAAGCGTCGATATAGACGAACGCAAGTCCGCTATTGAGACTGCTGAAAAGATTGGGGCTGCAATACAGCCGCAAACGAATGTGGTTCCACCCTCCACACAATTTGGGTGAGTTAATGGGGTTAAAACATGAAAACGGCAGAACAGGATAACGACGACATCAACACAATCGACATCGACACAGACATCAATGACCAAGCAGACGATGAGACCAATTCCATCGACATGGCTGATGATGAGGAAGAAGATGACGAAGATGAAGTCGTAATATCTATCGGAGAGGAATCGCCACCTCAAGATGAAGAAGTTCGTGCGCCAACGTGGGTGCGTGAATTGCGTAAATCAAATCGGGAAAAAGAGCGGAAGATACGCGAGCTGGAAGCAAAGCTAAATACGGCAGCAACTGAGACCAAACCAGTAGCAGCAGTGACAAAGCCAACGCTTGAAAGTTGCGACTATGACTCCGACGAGTACGAACAAAAGCTTGCTGAATGGTATGAGCATAAACGCGAATACGATGCAGCCGAAGCCAATGAAGCGGCCCAGCGAGATGCTGAAGCTAAAGCATGGCAAGGAAAGCTTGATTCCTATGCGAAGGCAAAATCTTCGTTAAAGGTGCGCGACTATGATGAGGCTGAAGCTACGGCTTTGGAAACCTTCAACGTCACGCAACAAGGGATAGTTCTACAAGGCTCTGACAATCCTGCTTTGCTTATCTACGCAATTGGCAAAAGCACCAAACGAGCAAAAGAACTTGCAGCAATCACCGACCCCGTAAAGTTCGCCTTTGCGGTAGCAAAACTGGAGACTCAGTTGAAAGTAACTAACCGTAGAGCGATAACCTCGCCAGAACGTACAATCACCACAAGCGGTGGGCGTGTGTCTGGCTCCATTGATTCACAACTTGAACGGTTACGCGCTGAAGCCTTGAAGACCGGAGACTTATCAAAGGTCATGGCTTACAAGCGTAACAAAAAGAAAACCTAATTTAGAAAGAATAGGGAATTAAATATGGCTAACGCTTTTTCAAAAGAAGAAATTGTTGCCTTTGAGAACATCCTCGAAGGCTTCAACGATGCTTTGATCCTGTCAAAGAACATCAACATCTACAACACCAATGGCGTAACTATGGAACGCGCTCGTGACACAATGTGGCGTCCGCAACCATACATCGCTCAGTCGTTCACACGTACTATCGGCAGCTCGATTGCTTCTAGTGTTTCAACGATGACCCAGCTTTCTGTTCCTTCGACCTTGGGCTTCAGCCCTTGCTCGGCATGGGAAATGAATGCTTTGGAACTTCGTGACGCATTGCAAGAAGATCGTTTGGGCGCTGCTGCAAAGCAAAAGCTTGCTTCGGATATCAACCTTTCCGTTATGGATTTGGCTGCTGCTCAAGGCACGCTGGTTGTTCCAGTTGTCGGCGCTGCTGGCGACTATGATGACATCGCGCTTTGCGACAGCATCATGAACGAACAGGGCGTTATGTCGGAAGATCGTTACCTCGCTTTGTCGAGCCGCGATTATAACGGCATGGCTGGCAACTTGGCAACATCGACTCGTTCGTTCACTGGCACGAAGTCTGCTAACGCTTACGAGCGTTCGTATGTTGGCCCAGTGGCTGGCTTTGAAACCTACAAGCTTGATTATGCTAACCGTTGCAATGCAAACTCGGCAACCCGCACGATTGCAACCAACGGCGCTCAGGTTCGTTACGTTCCAAAGGCAACCACCTCCAGCGTTGCAGGCGTTCTGAACGTAGACAACCGCTATCAAACTGTCACTGTCTCCTCGACAACTGGCATTCTTGATGGCGATGCGTTCACGATCACTGGCATCGAAGCTGTTCACCACATCACGAAGCGCACGACAGGTCAGTTGAAAACCTTCCGTGTTATTGATGTTGTTGATGGCACTACAATGGTTATCAGCCCTCCAATCATCGGCGCTAATTCGTCACCAACTGATGCTGAAGAACAGTATAAGAACGTGGAAGTTGCATCGACTTCGGCAACTGCATCTTTGAACTTCCTGAACAAGGTAGCTTCGAACATCAACCCGTTCTGGCGCAAGGATTCAATCGAACTCCTCCCAGGCCGTTATGCTGTTCCAGATGGTGCTGGCGTTGACGTACTGCGTGCTGCTACGGATCAGGGTATCGAATTGGTCATGACCAAGAAGTTCGATCCACTGACCTTCCAGACGCTTTACACGCTGGATACATTGTACGGTGTTGTAATGACGAACCCAGAAATGGCTGGCGTTCTTCTTTTCAACCAAACTTAATAGGGATGGGGGGAGCTTCGGCTTCCCCCTCTTTTATTCAGAGGAAACAAAGATGGCAAAGAAACCTACCAAAGCCGCTAAGAAGATCGCCAAAGTTATGGGTGAGTTTAAGGCTGGTAAGCTGCACGCTGGTGTTAATCCTAAAGGGCCAAAGAAAGCTCCTATGGCTAAGAACGCCAAGCAAGCTATTGCCATCGCTCTTTCTGAAGCTGGCATGACCAAGAAGATGAAAAAGAAATGAAGATGGGCCTGTACGCAAACATCAATGCGAAACGTAACCGCATTAAGGCTCAGAAGGCTGCTGGCAAAACACCAGAGCGCATGAAGAAGCCTGGAAGCAAAGGCGCTCCAACAAAAGCTGACTTTGTTGCATCAGCAAAGACTGCAAAGCCAGTTAAGGCGAAGAAAAAATAGTTAGTCGTTTAATGTGCGAATTTCTGATATAACTTATCGGGACGCACAATGTCAGCATTGGAAGTATAGCATGTCTACAAGAGATATGAATCCTAATAGAACAATTTCAGAGTTTGAAGATGAGCTATACAGGCAATCTGGCATTGAACGTGTTTTGCGTGATAACAGCGCAAAGCCATTTGTAAAACGTATTCTATTTCCATTTAATGCACCAGTTACAGTTGACACTGAAGACCCTAAAAAACAGCAAGTCATGACGCACAAGATGGAATATAAAACAGCAGACGGAAAGGCTTATGCCTATCCTCGCGTAATGTTAAATGAAAGTGGCGAGCTGCAAGACTATGGTGACGCTGCTTTTGATGAAGCGTTAAAGCGCCGTGATTTTATTAAGTTTGAGACGCCAGAAATGGCTGATAAGTTTACAAAACTTTACAAAAAATACTGGGATCAGATTGGATATATTCCGCAAATTGGCCAACAACAAACGCCACAACCACAGGGCGTTTCTGGCATTTCGGATTATCTTATGACTCATTCTGGAACTGGAAATTAATTATGGGTTATACAAAGCGCCAGTTCGTAACGTCAGCCTTTGAAGAAATAGGCTTGGCAGATTACGTCTTTGACCTTCAGCCTGAACAGCTAGAGGGTGCTTTGCGGCGCTTAGATTCCATGATTGCTGAATGGAACGCTGCTGGCATCCGTCTTGGTTACGCAATGCCAAGCAGTCCACAGGACAGCGACCTAGATACAGAAACCAATGTCCCTGATAGCGCATGGGAAGCTATCATTACTAACCTAGCCATTCGGATTGCTCCTGGCTACGGCAAGGCTGTATCGCCTGACACCAAGGTATCAGCTAAGGGCGCTTATAACGTGCTGCTGCAACGCGCAACCTTCCCACTCGAACAACAGCTTCCATCAACAATGCCAATCGGTCAGGGCAACAAGCCTTGGCGGTGGGATAATCCTTATGTGCGGATTCCTTATGATTCTGTAAATGCTGGGCCTGATGGCCCCCTTGATTGGAGTTAAACCATGCCTACCATTAATCAGCTACCAACCGTAACACAGGTCTCTGGCGGAGATCAGTTACCATTATTCGTAACCAACCAAGGCGATGCTCGTCGTTGCTCTGTCACAACGCTTATTGAATACGTTCAAGTAAACTTTGGCGCTGTGACCTGTGCGTCAGTGCAGACAACGCCTGTTACCTATGTGCAGCTCCCCACAGCCGTTAACGCTGGGGCAGGAGCTCGCGCATTCATCACTGATGGCAGTAGCACGACATTTGCTGCGACTGTTGCTGGTGGTGGTGCAAACAAGGTTCCAGTATATAGTGATGGCACTGTTTGGAAAGTCGGCTAATTAACCGTAATTAAAGGATTGAGATATGATTATTCAACCAGGTCTGACTCAGACCATCACAGACGTTCTTGTTCCTGCTGGTCAATATATCAGCATTGGGAATGTAGGCAATGATGCCACAACCGTATCGCTTGAGCCAATCGGCCCAGTGAGCTATGACTATTATACCGAAATTGCGTCTCTCACTAACAGCGCAGAGATGTTTGGCCCTTATCCTGTTGATCGCACTGTGCGTATCGTCAGCGGCATTGAGTCAACAGCGCAATACGATGTAGGCGCTCAACCAACGCTGCGTGACTTCCCGACATTGACAATCGGTAGCCTTGATGCTGTTGCTTTGGTTGAGCCAGCCGCTACCTTTGTTACGCTCACCTATGATGACAACGGTGGTAATGTTCGCTTAACAAGTGCTGGCGCTCACGGCTTGACGGCAGCAATCGCAGTAGGCGCAAGTGTTTATACAACTTGGACTGGAGGCACAGGCGTTACTGGCTTGTATGAAGTTACTGCGCTGGATACCGATACAACTGGCGTTGCTGTTACAATCGACCTTCCTTACGTTTCGTCAACCGTAACGATTACCATTGCTGCCCCTGGCGTAGTGACTTGGACAGCACATGGCTTATCGGTAAACGACACGATCCGCTTTACCACTACTGGTGCATTGCCTACCGGATTGGCTATCAACACCACATACTATGTGAAGGAAGTTCTTTCAGTTAACACCTTCACCGTGTCCACATCAGCAGGCGGCGCAGCAGTCACCACCAGTGGTTCGCAGTCTGGCACACAAACCGCTCTCGTTTGGTATGGCGTAGCAGTTGTTGCCGTAGCTAACACCGAAATTACTTTAGCATCCGTCACAGTCCCTGGCTGGTCGATGGGCGTTGGCGGCGGTATGGAGATTGATGCTCTGTTCACGTTGACCAATAACGCTACAGTTAAAACCTTGGGCATGACATATGGCGGCGGTGTTCTCTTGGCTGCTGCTGGGGCAAGCAATGCCAGCGCGTCTGTTCAGAAGCTACTATACAATCGTGGCGGCTCACAAGTTGTCAGCAACTCAACGACTTCTGTTGGTCACGGCCTATCGACTGGTGCGAACGTGTTCTTGAGCGTTGATGCCACAGTAGATCAGACATTTGCAATCACGGTAAAGCCAGCGACTGCGAATAATCTGATGCGTCTCGAAGCATTCGAGCTTTATGTAAATTTCTAATAGGAGAATTAAAATGCCAATGGTTGGTGGAAAAAAGTTCAGCTACGATGCAAAAGGTATGGCGATGGCTAAGAAAGCTGCCGCTAAAGCTGGCAAGGCAATGACAATGACAATGACCAAAGCCAAAAAGAAAAAGAAGTAAGACGCCTAAGTGAAAAAGGATTCGCGTCTTACTCGTGCAGGTGTCGCTGGCTATAACAAGCCAAAGCGTACACCATCGCATCCAAAGAAGTCACACGTTGTGG